AAATCGCACCTTCACCACCTGGCAGGACATGGGCGATCTCAAGAAGAAGATCGTGGAGATGGGGGAGTGGGATGAGTTTATTGATTTTACCCTGGAAGAACATGGATCTCTTGGGCCAGTTTTTTCTAACGAAGCTAAATTCTACAAAGCCGACTACATTGACTGGCTCATGGACCCGATTCGCTTCCCTGAGCTGGTGGTGGGGTGGTGGAGAGAAAGGGGGAGGGGATGAACACGCCAAGATCGAAATACTACAATGATCATCACTACCATCAGTTAGTTGATGTAATGGTGAACATGATTGTGCAAGCCCAATACACACCGTCGGAGATGAGGGAAGCAGCTATATTGGCTTCTATCATCTACCAAGAACGCCACACAAAGTCGTGGAGTATGCCAGAGGAAGTTATCTCATGGCTTGAGAAAAGGGAGGCCGACCATGACGCACCTTGACGTTCCCGATTTTATAGATGACTTGCGAAAAACACTCGTAAGATGTGATTCCTTGTTGTCATGCCTGTTCTTCAGACACAGATCATACTTGGAAGAAGTAGGTGAGGCAGAAGAAGTGGATTTCCTTTATCAAAAATGCAGAGAACTATCAACTGTATTAGATTGGACATCGTTACCTAAAAACGATAGAGAACAGGTGATAGAATTTATTAAGTTTCTTGGAGGAAGAAAGCATGAACCCGCACCTTGACGAACTGATCTCCCTCTGTAAGCACCCTGCAATTCAGGAGCGGAGAGGGGAGTGGCAGGTAAGGGAGAGGTGAAATGAGCTTAGGGGAGATTGAGCATGGCAAGGATGGATGGGAATTGGTATTCAGGCCGGAGGAAAAGAAATGAATGATATTAACAGCTTTGATTTTAGTAGTAAGGACTGGTCAATGTATAGAGGCAAGGACGGTAAACTGCATTTCGTAGATCATGACAAGGGCTTATGGAATAAATTATGGAATAAATTAAAGAAGTTAAGGAGCAGATATCTGCCCACTAAATGGCTCGTTGTGCCCACTAATGAACCGTCGTATTACCAATGGAGGTGGATGGGCAGGGATTTGTTCAAAACAAAGTGGAGGGACAAATGATTACACACTTTGAGAACAGCACCAAAGGATGGGAAGACAATGTCGCCTCACTCAGCAACCCCACAACTTGTCGTGCGTATTACCCTCTCCGTGTTCTTCGCAGCAAGAAGCGCATTTGGAAGAAGTGGGGATTGAGCAAGGGTGGCAAATATGGAATGTCCTATTACGCCACATTGGATGTTGGTACAAGCTACAGAGTGTCCTATGACTTGACTCTGAAACCACCGCGCAAGGGGAGGATAGTGAAGATACCATTGTTGACAAATAGTATTAGTGATACTTGCATTGTGAATTGGAGCTGTGTACCGAGGGATAGCAAATGAAAGTAACAATGAAGGAAATGTGTGAAGCAATCGAGAAGGCGAAGATACTGACCAAGCCTGACGGGACATTTCCAACTGCTTTAGAGATATATAATTCTTCTCCTACGGGGGAGATTTGGCAGATAGTTGAATGGTATGAGCTGGTAATTAATAGGGAGAAGAAGTGATCCATTACTGGGTATCATCATCCCGTGGAACCTGTTGGGTATGTGTAAGACCCGATGGCATTATATCTGACTGCGCCGCCCTGTGGAAAAAGTTCAAAGGGCAACCATTCACCAACCTGATAAAATGGCTACGGGATGCAGAAGTAGCTGAAATAAGTAAGGAGTAAAAAGTGATCGGCCTCAACATGATCCGGGCCAAGGTTATCGCCGCCCGCAAGTTTAAGCGGCGGTATCGCTACGAGCTTAGAAGTCGCTACTTTAACAGGGAATGGGCAGAGCGCACCTTGAAACAATGCCGCAAGACTGGGTCACCGTGTAGCTGCTATATGTGCGGGAATCCCAGGAAGTGGTTTAAGAAGAGGACGAGGAAGGAAAAATTTACAGAAGCCCCACCTCAACCTGACGACATTACTTAATCGGCTCTGCCTTCGCCAGCATAGCCGTCTTTTCTTGGCTGCCTCTGCTACTCCCGAAATAATAAGCAAGTACCTGCTCACACTTCGCCGAGAGGTAGCCAACCAATGTACCAGCCAACACACTATCTACTTTGGCATACCCAAGCAGAGTAGCCCCTACCATCGCAATAAAAGCGCCGACCACTGAATAAGCCAGTATCCTGTTGACATTATCCTTGACACCTACCTCTCGTTCTCTTGCAGACTTCACGTCATCAAGCTCTACTTTAAGTCTGTCTGTCTGCGCCTGATACATCTGCAACTGCCATTCCTTATCGGCCAGGGACAGCTTAAGTGCTGCTTGAGGATCGGTTGCGATAGCGTTCTTGAGAGCGTCGGGATCAGGATTTTCTCCAAGACCAAAGATGCGCCCCAAGATGCCTACACCTGATCCTATAAGGGCAGATATGCCACCCGTTGCTGGTGCCAGCAGCGCGCCCAAGGCCGGGGCTGATGAAACTATGTTGCTGCCAAGCTCTTGCCATATGTTTTTGTTATCTGCCATCTCAGCGCCTCCCATCGTGCTCAAAGCTGTAGTGGTTGAGGTCTTTGTCTATCCTCTTCGCGCCTCCCAGCGTGTCCCAATAGTCGTGCAGGATGTCGTGGCCTGTTCCGTCTGTCAGGTACACCCCGTTCTTGAACAGGTTGAGGTCGGCGGCCAGCCTGATATAGTGATTGCTGTTTACCTTATGCCCCGTCTTGGCCCATACGTCGCCCATACTGATTTCGTATCCCTGCTCATAGGCGTAGAGGATTAGCTGAGCCAGCGCCTTGCTAAACGCTCGTTGTTTCTCACCGAGATTCATTACTTCACCTCCGTTGTGCCGCAAGGAGTAACCTGGTATGTATAGTAAGGTGGCTGATAAGGGGGATATGTCGGATGCCACCAGGGATACGAATTCTGGTAGGCTGCCAACTGTTTCCGTAGTTCGAGTATCTGCTTCAGCAACTCCAGTTCTCTTTCCAACGCTTTAATCCTGTCGTCCTCAATCATGTTTCTCCCTCCAGTAATTAGTTCCCTCAAGCACTTTCAGTCTGTCGTTCTGTACCTCAACAATCCTTGTCAACAGTTTCACCGCCGCCGTCAGTATCTCCGCTTGTTTCTCCAGTCTCTCGATTGATTCCGTATCCATGTTTCGGCCTCGTAAACCAGATGTACCACAGCCACCAGCGATACCACAGGCTAATCATCTCGCACGTTATGGTGGATCGCTAATAGGATCGAATAGCAGAGCGAACAGAGGATCATCTTACCGAGCCTGAATATCTCATGGGGGTAAAGAGTATGTCCGCACTTTTCGCATCTGCTGATCATTGCGGCACCACCACCTCGCCATTATCAGTATGTTTGTGGTGGTAGATAACATCCCATTTCTCTGAACCCTTCTTTTCACAGTCAACTCTCGTAACCCTGTTCTCCATGTCTATTTTAATAGCGGTAAGACACGCCTTTATGGATGCAAGTTCTGCAACTGTCAGAGCATTCCTTTGGGTTGCATTTGACTGAGTATCGTCAATGAGTTTCTTAATAAAGTATCCAAGTGCTGCAATAAGTATTGGTGTTGAAAAGAAGTTCCATGTCATTAACGATTCTTGCATTATGCGCTCCTTTATGGCTGTATTGGCGGTGCTCAAACCAAATTCTCAAGTCCTAATACTTGTATCTGCTCCTGCATAAAATCAAGCACCCTCACGTAGCGATATGGGTCTCCTGCGTCAGGGTGGTTCTGGCGACCAAGAATAAAAGCCTCCATGCACTCGCCATTCCAGCGTTCAGACAGCCATTGCCACTCCCCGCTTTCATCAAACACTTGTGCCTGAGCGTGGTCAGTGTGTTCGTCTATCTTTGATATGGCGATGCGCACGGGGCGCTTCTCCTTGATCGCATAGATCAGGGCGCATAGGATCGAGGACGGTACGCACCAGGTGCGATGGGCAGTGCTCATCATAACCCCAGTTTCTCTTTCTCTGATCTGCCCCATGCCCGGCATGCCTCCACATAATCGTTGTATGCCTCCGTCTCCGGCGACGGTCCGATACGCAACATCTTGATTTCGTCATTGATGCTGTAACGTTCCCTGATCTTATCCACCACGCGCCCCCGGATGCTGCGGCAATTCGGAGATGCTTCGATGATTGCCGCCTTCAGCTCCGGTTGCTCCGATACGTCAACCGGCGTCAGGGTATCCGCGATCACCTCCGGTTGCTCCGGCAGACTGATTGCGTCCGGCACGCTCACATATGTCCAGTCATCCAGGGTGCACAGCTCCGTGATCCGGACTCCCTCCATCGCCGGATCGTCACGCTCCAACAGGTTGTAGTCGGGCTCGACGAGGCAGAACGTTGTGTACTGCCCTATAATTTTCCGGTATTTGTAGATTTCCGCCATTATGTATCGCCTCCTTGAGCATGGCCAGCATGTAGGCCATGGAATTGGTATTTTTAGCATGTCCCAACAGCGAGTTGACCGATTCCTGAGCCGCCGCTTTTACGGACCGGCGGAACTTGTAGAGGCTGTGCTTCCGAATGAACGTCACGGTCCTCCACGTTCGGTATCCGCAGAAATTAACGCCCTTCCTAACCTTTTGCAGCGTAACTCTGGACAGCTCCAGCCCGAGAAGACGCCGGAGAAATTCAACGATAGCATCCCGCAGGGCCAGGCATTTTTCCCGCGGCAGCCCAATCAGCATGAAATCATCCACGTAGCGTACATAATCCCTCACCTTCAGCAGCCGTTTTATAAAATGGTCCAAGGGATTGAGATAAATTAGGGCAAATATCTGGCTGAGCAGGTTCCCGATGGGGATGCCGAGGAGAGTTTCCATGTCGGCGAACAGCATCATGACGTCCACAAGCCGCCGGTCCTTGATCTTTCTCTCGATGAGACGTCTCAATATGGATCGCTGCATGGAATAGAAAAACTTGCGCACATCCAGTTTTAGGACGTAGTCGTCTCCGCTGTGATTCTGCATGGCTGCCCTGGCGCAGCGCGCGGCCTTATGTGTGCCGTAGCCAATGCGGCATGCAAACGACGACGATATGAACGATCGGTCAAAAATATGATAAATCGTTCGATAGATGGCGTGCTGGACAACCACGTCGCGGAAGGTCGGGGCGTGAATGATGCGGCGTTTCGGCTCGTAAACGACAAACTGGAAATACGGGCTTGGCGCATACGTTCCTGTGTGAATTGCGTTGTGTAAAGATGCAAGGTTATCTCCCAAATGCTTCTCAAACTCGAAACAGGCGCGCTTTCCACGCTTTCCTCGTCGTGCATCAAGATAGGCTTGATACATATTTTCTTCGCTGAACGCCTTTTCAAAAAGATTGCCGTATCGCTTCATATCGCCCCCTGGTCTTCGGTTTCCCTACCAAAAAGGGGGGAGCTATTTGATTTCGCCCAAGGCCGGATAACATATCCCTGTGGCTCCACTATCCTCGTTCGAGGGTTGAGGAAAGAGCCGTAGTCCGCGCGCAAACCCACGTTGTTGTTCGTATTCGTGCGATAGTTGTTCCAATTCACGTTCCACACCCCTGCATTCGTCGTGTTGTTCCAGTTCCCAGACGAGATCAGGCACTCATGTTAATATGTTACCCGTTTGCTACCAGCGATTGTCCTCTTTTATTTTCTGTATCCATCCACCGATCATGCGCCCCAGCTCATCGACCATTTTGTTTATGGTCAGATACCTGTGCGCCGCCGTGTCCTCCCATCTTTCATCGTCATGCTTTTTGCCGTCTGAAAACTCAAAATATCCCAACTCGTTTGCCAGATGCAGTTGCATCCGCAGCTTTTCATGGGCAATGTCCAGGGCGCTCAAGGTGGTCTTTTTATGGTAACGCTTCTGCCCTTCTGTGATGAAGTCGTAAATTTCATAAGCCGTATTCCTTATTCTGTTTGCCAGTGCATATTTTTCGTGTTTCGGGAAATGATTCAGGTAAATGTTCAGGAGCTTGGCAAACTCCACAAACTTCCGATTCAATCCTGCCTCGCTGTGTATCCCCATCGCCTCGCTATCGCTCGTCTCAATCAGGGTAACAGGCCGCGCGCAAACCCACGTTGTCGCCCGCAGCCAGGCGATAGTTG